TAAATATGAGATAGCATCATCTAATGTCATACCTAGAGTATCTGTCCCATACTTATACTCAGATTTATTTTTTCTTATTACATTCTTTGCAACTGCGTCCATGATAAGAAACTCAGTTTCCCTACGTTTATTATCTACCCATTTGTCAAAGAATTTCTGTGGATCACGTTCTATGATTTCAAATAGTTTGAGTTCACACAACTCTGCACTAATATTATCTGAACGATGTCCATAAAGTCTTAGTAATTTTCTCATATCAGTTAAGGATAACTTTTCAAACTCTTTAAACGCTTTACGTCTACTTTGATTGTGCTTATTAGCTTCCTTAGCTTCAGACTCTTTATTTATAAGAATGTAATTGGCTCTAGGATTATTCCCATTAAAGCCTACTACTATGTCTCTATGAGTCTTGAGAAATATATATTTTAATTCATCAAAAGGTTGATCTGTATTGAGGATTACATCTTTAGTCCCAAATTTCAGATAGAATGTTTTCCAAAAATCTGAATATGGACTTAATGCTCCTGGTTCCTTTTGTAAAGCTTTTTCTAGTCGGGCAGCAGTCGTCCCCAAATCTAATTTCTGTTCTGCATCTTCTTCAGATAATCCTGTATGAAGATTCCCAGATCTTGTAAAATATGTGCCAATATAATCGTCACAATTTTTAAATCTTACTACACCAGCCCACGGATTCCTCAGCAGGGGTCTTACTATAACTTCCATTAATTTTAAATTAAGAGTTTATATTTTATGTTTCTTTATATTTCCAAATATAACCACATGCTTTTTTACGAGTACCTCTAGCACATTTTGCTATATTTGTATGTGTTGTTGCTCCTACTGTTTTAACTGCATCAGAGACATTGTAATATTCTTTAACAAATTCTCCATCTAAGGTATACTGAAGAATCGGTTTATTTTTGGGATTATTGACACTTTGTTTGGTCTTACGCTCCTCTGTCCAAGATAATTTGTTAGATTCTGATATTTTCTGTTTAACTTCCTCAGAAGTAACTCTTTTAATTTTCTCTTTGATAATATTTGGTTGTATTATACGTTCTGGAATGTTTCCTGTATATTTCCAAATGTATCCTCCAGATTGTTTATATTTACCTTTTGCACATAACGCAATACTATTTGAGTTACCATTTATTTCTCTTGCTGCAATAGATGCACTTCGAAAAGTTTTTATAAAATTTCCTTCTAGATCATGTTGGGCAACTTCTTTATTTTGGTAGTTATTTAAACTTCTTAATAAATTTGTTTCTAAAGATAATTTTCTTCCTAAAGCTTTCTGTCTAATCTTATCTTTAGTTTCATCAGAATGTTTACGTCCAAAAGTACCATCTCCCCCATCTGTAAGATTATAACCATTTTCTGTAGTCCTAGATTTGAGTTCTGTAATCCAATATCTCTCTTGTTGTTTAAGTTGATCTATTGTCTCGCATACCTCTAATACTTCTACTGAAAAGTTGTCAATCCCATATTTTCTTAAGGCATTATGTAAAGGGAATTCCGAACCATGAATTGAATCACTACAGTGTTTATACCATCTTGTTTTAAATCCCTGGTTCGTAATCCCAATATACAATTTGTTATTTATTAAGTTTGTAATCTTGTAAACCTCATACGTTTTCATAATATATAATTTAATTGTTATATACTGTTATACGTATGTGATCCTACAAAGTTACAAAAAATAGCAATTAAATTCCATAATCTGAACTAACGTACATTTCCCCACAAGTAGTTGGGTCTTTAATCATAATACCTTGTTCTGACAAGAAATGAACCTGATATCCATCTTTTGCATTTGAACGGAGAGTATTAACTGATTTAGCAAATCCTGTACCAGGAGCTGCTGAACCACCTGTATGCCACATAACCATTTCACGATTCTTACGAACAACTTTAGTGATATTGGATTCACCATCACGGTTACCAAAGTCAATAAAGGTCATACGATATGATTCAAGTGGTTTACCACTAACTGGATGTAATTTACGGTTGTAAACTATATTATCATACAATGGGAAATGTTTGAGAGTTAATTCAACTCCATTCAACATTTTGTATGTAGTGAACTGACCACCTAATGTAAGATCCTGACCTGAGCCAGTTACAAAGTGAGTGTCCATAAGAGTATAGCCTACAGCTTTAGCTCTAAGTACACGGTCAAATTCCTTCATACCCATTTCACCTGTCAGAGCTACAAACTTACGTTCGTTAGTTCCTAAGATGTTATATGATAAGTTAAATAAGAAATCTTCCATTAAATCTGCAGTCAAGGTTGTATATGACTGACGATTTGCTGGAGATATTTGTTCTAGCAGACCGGCCCCAATATAAACGGGTCTTCCGTTCGTACCAACTAAATCAGTGGTACCATCAGCGTTAGCATTATAGCGACTATAAACTAACTGACGATCTATTGTGTTATACCATTGGCGTAAGGCAATCCATTCCTGATAGTCACTCCATAAATAGGAAGTCTTTTTGGTTTTAGGATCACGCATTGCTATAACCATTACAGTAGATAAAGCAGAACCTGTGATATCATAACTCAAACGCATTGTCGTAAGATGATTACGCAATTTGAAAGGAGTTTGATAGTTCACGATATCAGCTTCTTCACTATATTCTTCATATGCTGAACCACCACGAGAAACTTGTTTCCCAGGAGTTAACAATGAAGGAAGAATATAAGATGAAGGATTACCATTGGCTACAACAACTGTATATACCCAATCGTTTCCATCTTGATATGGAGAACCCATAACACGGACTTGAAAATCTTTATCGTCGAATTCCAGAATAGCACCCGGACCAAACCATTTTTCACCTAACCACAATTGGATAGGAGTACTGTTCATACCTGGAGTATCTGTAGCAGTAATAGCTGCACCTTGCCATTTAGCCTGTTTGATAACAATGGCTTTATCGCTTTCAATCATTACTGGCCATTCGTATTGACGATTTTCAGTAACAATAGTTTTACCAAGTCCTGCAGTCAAAAAGTCAACAGTACTATTTTCATAACGACCGAAAATGTATGATAAAACAGTGGATACTTTATGAGGTTCAGTAAGTAAGGCATTTGAAAGCATATTCTCGTCTACACACGATGTATTCGATGTTGTTCGCAAATCAACATCCGCTTGTTAAGCTGCTTATATTTTCATATAAGATTAGGTCATATCTTCAACCCAGTGGGTTGTTCACCATTTCGCTTCGCTTGAAGCTACGTCATTGCTGACTGACCGTCGAACGTTCAAATCGACAATATCTACTTTAAGTCCTTTTAATACTCCGCTTTTTATAATTTTACCAGTATTTGCATTTCGTGTAATAACAGAAGCATTTCCTGGTTTACCACCTAATTGCTTTACTAAATTTTTAAACCCATATATGATAAATTCTTTACCATTGTATGTATTTGTAAATAAGTAAGCTTTTTTGGTTGAATTATATTTCTCGTCGTATCTTCCTGCGTCAAAAGAATATTTGAGATTCTCTTCGTGGTTCACCCACTCTAAATTCTCAAAAAAGTTATTTACTCTATTGTAATCTAAGTGATTAACTTCTTTTTTATTTTCTGGATTATCTAAGTAAGTCATTGCTACCAATCTATGTATTTTTATAGAATATTGTTTTCCATTTCCTGGACACAATACTAACTGTAAATATCCGTCTTTTGTTTTTGCAGGTTTTAAAAACCTATTGTATCTTTTTGACCAGACATCCCCTTCTTTAGATATTAAATAATAATCTTCATATCCGGGTATGGGTCTCATGTCGTTAAGTTTCGCTGCTGATTGTCTATTGTTCATATATTTTGTTTTTACCATACTGTAAAAATATCTTTAAGAGTTTCCAGCAATTAAATGAATTATTGCCCTTATATTACTATAAGGCGATCCTATAGACTATTTAAGATCACTAAAGTATTTGGTCTTATAGAGTTGAAGATTATTCAGAATAGTATCTTGCATTTATTCTCTAATTTAAAATTAATATTAAAATGTTTTTAATTCTCTACTAGCTATCTCCCAAAGCTGTGCAACCTTGTCATTGTTACCCACTTGTTCGGATTCAGTATTCTTTGTACTCTTTCCTTTTGTCTTCAGTTTAAGTTTAAGGCTCTTTGTAGCGTCTGCGGTAGCTTTCTTTTGAATTTGTTGTACAAAATCTTTACCTTTCATAGTGAAGAAAGCAGACTCAACCAAGTTACGGAGATCATTGTTGTACTCCTTTTGATATTTAGTCATCCCGTCTTTTTCTGGTTTGAATATATATTCAACTAAGTCTTGTTTTTCTTTCTTCGAAAGTTCGAAACCACGTACATCTTTGGCTTCGTTTATTATTTTCTGTACGTTTGAAATAAACTCTTGTTGTTGCTTTAACTCAGCATCAGCATGTTTTTTCTGGGTCTCTAATAGCTGAAGTTTAGTTTTTTCTCTATATTCTTTTATTTCTTCTAGAGATTCCTGAGCTTCTTCTTCTAAAGCACCTGATTCTTCATACCGATTCAAGAGTTTTTCAATACGTGGTTCAGAGTATCCCTTATTAAGAAGACTCTCTTTGATGATACTTTTCTGGTTAGATTCCTTAGTTAAATCTATGGCGTCAATATCAACTTCATGAGCATATACTTTGCTATAATAGTCAGATAATTTACCACCTTGTTTAACGAATTCATCTAAAGCCTTTACATCATCATCTGCATATTTAGGAGTAGAGTTCTCTTCGATTACATTCTGCATGTACTCTACAAGTTCTTTAACTGATCTAGGTTTCTCACCTTCCTCAAATTTCCAATCCAATTCTTCTGCAAATAAATCAGCAAATGTATCAACTAGATCTGCTTCTTCATATTCAATCTCTTCACCATCCTCAGATTCTATAGACTCTACCTTTTTAGTGTTAGTATCTATAGTCTCTAGGACTTCATCTTCTGCATCTTTCTCAACAGATTTTTTACTATCTGGTTTAGATGACTTGTCTGGATCTTTTACATCCGACTCTTTAGGGTCTTTCTTAGAATCATCAGGTTCAACTGTCTCATCTAACTTCTCCATTTCTTTCTTAATATCTTCGGGATCTATCATTGCTACTTCATTACTTTCACTAGAAGGTAAAAATGTATCTACTAAAGAATCGAATCCACCGAAGCTTTTATTTTCTGCCATAATAATTAATTATTAATTGTATTCTTCTAATATCTCATCAAATTCCATAAGAGCTGTACCTGACAACCCAGTCTTCATGAGTATATTGTATTTATATATCAAATTTGCAAATTTAGCTTCTTCTTCAATCTGTTCTTTTATGAACCAATGAATAAAAGCGTAAGTTGTGTGACATCTCTCTTTCATAGCAATATCTGCCGTAACATGATATGAGTCTGATACTTCAATCTCATGTTTATAAGCAGTTTCAATTACATCAAGAATGTCAGAGTATTCATTGGCTGGTTTCTCTAATGCTGGAGTTATAGGACAATAATCTCTATCTAAGATATATTGATACAACTTATTCATGTGAGTAAGTTCCTCTTCTGAATACTTTTTAAATAGTTTAGCCCCTCCTTCATAACCATTATCTTCACACCATGTTGACATAGCTAGATAGATCTGACTAGAAAAGGCTTCTGCTTCTATATGTTTATTAAGATCATCAACAATTACTTGAGGTAATCTTTTTACTGTAACACCTAATCTATCTGGAGATTTAGGTAATGTTGGTTTCTTTATATCCATTAGTCTCTTTCTAATATTAT